ATCAAACAACTTATAACTCTCAGACAACATTCGATAGACTTATGGAATCTTTTTCCAGACAATTCAAAGGAGCTACCCAAGTATCAATAATCTCAAAGGTAGTATCTTATGCTAAAAAATTCTATGCTGAAGCAATTGTATCTTTTGGTTTTGGGCTCAATGTAACTTCGTTTGCAAGACCATTTAAGTCAAGGCTCACAAAGCAGGCAGAGTCTCACATGGCTAGTTATTCAGATAAGTTCTATACAGAAACATTAACCTCTGTGGTCTTATTAGTTACTTCCTACAGCAAAAAGTTTACTACCAGGTTAGTTAAACTCCTCACCACAGAAGTAGCAAGCTACTCCAAGAAGTTCTATACAACAGCTATTGGAAGGCTCAGAGTGTGGGCAAAACCAATATTACAGGGTACTCTTAAACGCTGGAGTGACCTCAAAGGGAGGCTCGATAGATGACACTTATACAAGCCTCAGCAGTTAGTGTAGATGTTTATAGAGGGTCATCCAAAGATATACGGGTAGAGGTGAAAGACGAGAGAGGGGACCTGTACCCTATAGACGGAGAAACTCCTCTAATGAGGATAGCAAAGTCCTGGACAGATGAAGAGATTGTACTAGAGGTAGAAGGTCACATTGTTGATGAAGAGACAGGAAAAGTAAGGTTTGTACTAGAACCAGACGATACGAGGGAGCTAGTAGCCAGAGGGTATGACTTTATACTGCTCCTGAAAACAGATTTAGAAGAAGAATGGCCCTTCTATATCGGTAGGCTAGGTATAATTGGGACTCCCACACCAGGGGGTGAAGAGTAATGAGAAGAGACCTTGAAACTTTAGTTAGATTAATCAGAGAAGAGGTACGGATAGAAGGCCCTGACGGTGGGGGCGTATCAGACCTGTTTATTGAGGAAGCTGTAAACGAGGCAATAAAGGATCTAGCTGAGTTTTTCCCAGTGAAAGACGTAATGGAAATTGAGTCAGAAGCAGGGAAAAACGGATACGATTTAGACGAAGAGGACGTGAAAATTGAGAACATAATATACGTTCTTTACGATGGCAACATACTAGATTCTATTCCTATAAATAAGTACATGAACCTAAAAAATGTGGATGAAGGGCAGGTAGATACCTGGTCCTACTGGGGCGGTAAATTATTTCTACGTGGTGAGGTAGAGCAGGGTAAAACTATAGAGCTGTGGGTAACTAGGGCACCTAAAACTTTGAAAAACCGTAAAGATGAACCAGAAGTACCGTACTACTGCGATAAGGCGATAAAGCAGTACGCAGTATCTGCTTGCTATAGGGAGATTAGGGACTACGAAAGAGCAAATTTCCATTACAGTATTTACCAAAACCAGTTCGAGTCTATTGTAAACCGTGGCGTTCCACAGGAAACGAGGGGAGAAGGGTTGGCAATAGACGACAGCTACTTCCCCGCACTTAACGGGGATTATTTTGTAAAAAGATCAGATACAAACCCTGGGGGTAATTCACAATGAGAATAACAGGTAAGATAACCACAAACAGAGAAATTGTAGAGCAGGCAAAAGAATTTGACCGAATTACAGGAGAGCGACGAGAAAATCCGAGGCACGAACCACCTGTGGACAGGAGAGTACAGGGAAGTAGGGGAGTAAGACCCAGAAGGTAGGTGTGATATATGGAAGGACAGGGATCAAAAGCTAGACTTAGAGTGCCGGCACTTGATGAGGGAATGGTATCAGCATTTCCTATCACAATCGTTCCACAGGAAGAAGGCTATACTAGGAAACTTTTCAATATGGACTTTGATGAGGTGCAAGGACTAATAAGGAAAAGACCTGGACTAAAGAAAAGGCAGTCTTTTGGCAGTACCATAAATGGACTGTGGGAATATAAAGAGCCTGAAAGCCAAGAGATTTATATTATTGTAGGGCAGGGTTCCGAGCTGGTTTATATTAGCGAATTTGGAGAGAGTACAACGACACTCAAAAGTGGGCTAGATTCAGAAGGTTTCTTTGATTTCACAGAATTGGGTGGGCAGTTGCTTATTGTTAATGGGAAAGACGATTCTATGGTATGGGATGGAAGTTCACTGGATGAACCAGAAGAGTTTCCTAAAGGAAAATATCTAACAGAGTTTAGATTTAGAGCAGTTACAGCAGGGATGCAGGACGATCCCTTAGTTTTAAGAGTATCGCACCCTGGGGACCCTACCATGTGGGACCCAGGCGAAGAAGGTTCGAGAGCTTTTGAAGTTTACACAGGGGACAGCCAGCCTATTACTGGGCTTGCACAGTTAGACGACTTTGTACTTATAGGTAAGGAAAGATCGCTTCATGCCCTAACAGGTACTACCACAGAAGATTTTGCTGTATTTCCATTAGATAGAAATATAGGTTTAGGTTCACACTGGGCTGCCAGAGTTATGAGGAATGTTGTTTACTTCCCCGATAAATATGGAGGAATATACAGGCTTGAATCCGGTGCAATGCCAGAAAAAATATCAACGCCTGTTAAAGATTATATAGACAAAGTGGACTGGCCGAATATCCATAAAGCAACAGCAGTCATATTTCAAAGGCACCAATACGTATTATCACTTCCGCACAAAGACGGAGGTTATATGACTTTAGCTTACGATACAGTGAGAGATAGGTGGCGATCGTGGGATACACACATGAAAGTATCTGCACTTCTTCACCACGAACAGGAAGGCACATTCCATTTCGTAAAACCAAGCGAAGAGGGTTCAGTTTATCAGTTGGAGACTGACAGTGTGAACGATGGCGGTGAGCCTATAGAATCAGAGCTTGAAACTATAGAGTACCACATGGGAGCACCTGAACAGGAAAAGGAGATTAACAACCTATACCTAGGGATTTGGTGTACTAAAGAACCAACGGACTTAACAGTTTATTACAGTTTGGATAAATCGGATTGGGAATGGGTAGCCAACGAATCTATAGCCGGAAATAAAGGTGATTATAAGAAAATAAGAATTCCTATAGGAAAGTCCTGCAGGTCGATTCAGTTTAAGATAGAAAACAAATCTAAAGATCAAAATTTGAGGATTTTGGATATGGTTATTACATTCCTGCCGAGGGAGTTGGAATAATATGCCTAGTTTTTTAATTAAGAAAATCCCAAGATCACATCCCGAACATGAAGAAATCTATGAGGCAGTAGATAGAGTGATAAATGATTCAAACAAGAATTTTGATAAGGTAAAACGCCTTCTATACGGTAATTTAGACTTTGTTAATATGCAGGAAAGAGGTATTAAAGGAGACAGGCTTGAAAAAGAGGCAGTAACAGCAGAGGAGATAGCAGCGAACTCTGTTACAGCCGATAAGATAGAAGCAGGAGCTATTACAGCAGAGAAAATAGATGTAGAAGAACTTTCCTCTATTAGTGCTAATATAGGAGAAATTACTGCAGGCACAATAGACGCAGCGCAGGCCAGTATAATTAATATAGATGCTGGAAATATAACCACAGGTACTTTAGAGGCTATAGAAGTTATTGGTATATACGGGAGTTTTGACGGAGATCTTATAGCAGACACCATACTTGTTGGAGGAGAAACCGATGTGGCTCTTAGTACAGTTTATACTTCAGGAGGAGAAACTTTTGCTATAGCAGATTCTAGTCTGGGGTCATTAAATAGAATGGATATTGTATCTAATAATATCTACATTGGTGCTCTAGGAAATGATTTTACAGGAATATACACTGATAGCTTGACAGTTCATTCCAATACTACTTTTGAAGATCATGTGGAGTTTGAAGAAGACGTTCTTATGGGAAACTCAAGCTATGTTAACTTACCAGATGGTTCTTTATATCTAGGAGGCACATCTCTTCCTTCTGGAAGTTTTACCGACGGAAACGATAATACTATATATGTATCAAGCGGTCTCATAACTAGCGGATTGTAAACTGGAGGTATGATAATGAAAGACCAAGAAGTTATTATCAAAACAACCGAACGAAAGAGGAAAGCACTTTTAGCTTTTCTCGACAGAGTAACAATCCAGGGTAGAGGAGAAAATGCTATGTTTATGAGTATAGCCTCAGACCTGGAGAAACCTGTAACAGACTTTAAAGAGGTAGAAGATACCTCTCAAGGAGAGGAGGGTGGATAAATGCCAGATCCTATAGACAACATTATGAACTATCTACGGGATACAGGGTCTGTGGATCCGAACAGGCAAACTCAAAGAAGATCAAGAATGAAACAGGACAAAAGAAGAGCAGGAGTACAAAGAGGGCCGCAAAGACATCAAGGTAGAAGGAATTTAGATAACCTAGATAAAGAGCCGAGAGACGAGTTTTCCGAACAGCTTCAGGATATAGGTGAACAAAGATTAAGACGTGAACGTGGCAAAGAAGGAGAAATTGACGTAGATCCAGGTGATATGACCCCACGTATTATCGACCAGCTAAATGAAGCAATTTTATCGCACAAAATTGCTATCCACAGGGAGGATGACGAAGAAAGAACAAGGCAGTTAGAACAGGCAGCGAACAATTTGAGGCAGCAGATTAAACAGCTTGGAGGCGAACCCATTTATGCTGATGAATCCGTAGAAGAAGGACTGCAAAAACTACGTGGTATGGGGCAAATAGGTGCCGATAGAATAAAGGAAGAAATAAAGGAAGAATTTGAACAGGCAGGTCAAGTGGCAGATCAGCAAACGGGACAGATGCAGGATCAAATAAGACAACAGGTTCAACAGATGCAGAGGACAACATTACAAGATGTTCAGCGACCAGAACAAGCATTAAGAGAAGCACAGGTACACGACACACAGCCACAAGTAGAAGAAACCGCAGAACCAGATCCCGTCGATGAAACATTCAGGCAGGTAGGTGTTACAAGAGAGGATCAAGCTCCAATTCGTGAAATAGCAGAACAGATGGGAGCCCGGGTAGATTGGGACCCCGACACGAGGCAGGTAACTGTGGAAGGTCCTGAAGGTGCAAGAACTGTAAGTCCGGACGAAATACAGGACGGAAGGGCTTTCGTTACAGGCGACAGGTTAGACGCTGTTTTAAGGTCAACAATGGGTATAGAAGAACCCGTGGCTCCAGCAGAAGTACCTGAAGAAGATCCGTTCAGAGATATACTCAGACAGGTAGGTGCAGATCCCGAAGATGTGGAAACGCCAGTTAGAGAAGTAGCAGAGGCAGCAGGTGCTGATGTGGAATGGGACCCCGAAACTGAACAAATAACAATAAGCGGACCAGAGGACGATGTAACATTTAGAACTGATGTGATAAGAGATGGCAGAGCGTATGCCCACAGGGATCGAATGGAAAGAATACTGGAAACAGCAGGTGTCATAGAACCACCTACCCCTGCGGAAGAGTTCGACCCGGAAGTAGAAGAAATATCAGAGGGGATGGATTTTGCTGAACCCGGATACTTAACACAAGCACCTATGGACGATTACGTACCGCCTGAACCTACAGTAGATGAAAATTTCTTTAATGAAATGGCTCAACAGTACGGTTTAGAACCGAGAAGCCGTGAAGAAATACAAGAACATGCAAGGGCGATTGTGGAAAGGCAGGCACAGGACAAGAAACAACCTATCAAAAGAGAGCTGGATAGGTTCAAGCGGGAATGGCCGGAAGAGTTTCAGCAAGCTAAAGAAAATATCCAAAGTGTAACCCAAGAGATGCAGACAGACGTTCAGGAAGAGATGTCAGCCAGAGGTATGTTCTACAGCTCGATTATGGCAAATTCGCTTACAGAACTGGATCAGCAGGCACAGGAAGAAATAGCTGAAATTTCTAGGGATGCAGCAAACCAAGTAGCAGAACTTCGTGCTGATTTAAGGGATATAGAACAGTGGGCTGTCCTAGAAGAAGAAGTTGTCAGAAGAGAGATGATGGCAGAAGAGAGACAACGCAGGGAAAGATTGGCTAATATGCACATGGAAGTTGCACGTTGGGCCGATCAAATGAGGCTAGATCAGTGGTACAAAGAGGCACAGCTGGCAATGGAAGATAGGCGTATGCGTACACAAGAAGTACAGGCGGAACGTGATTGGATAGTACAGCAAGGTGAAATGTCAGGCGTAGCTTCTCTCGTTCACCATCCTTCCGTGGAGCAGGAATTGAGAGAGGTGGGTATGAGTAAAGAGGATTTGATGGAAATGAACGTAGCACAAAAAGCGGGTACAGTAAATTCTCTCATAGACTTTATGGAATTTGACAGTCAAAAGAAACAGCGAGAGATAGAAAATGCCTTTATGGTAGCAGATCACCAGTTAAATCAGCTAGAAACTATAGCAGGACTTCAATTTAGAGAAAAAGAATTAGAGATGGAAAAGGAAAAATATTCCCGGCAGTTAGATATTCAAGAACAACAAATCCAAGACGCAGCAGATGCAACAGCACAGTTCGGCCCAGAACAGTTTGAACTAGCTATGTGGATGGAACAAGAGTTAGGAATGATAGGGCAAGCAGTCCAAGAACAGATGGAAGAATACGACGATCCAGCAGATGCAGACTTTTCCGGTGCAGTAAACAGATTGGATATTTTATCACAATACGCACAGGCACAGTTACCACAAGATGTAGCAAGTCCGATAAGACAGTCGGTAGCAACCATTAAACAGGATATAAACGAAGCTCAAAGCCCACAGATAGATCCGGAGTTGAGAAGGCAGTCAGGAAATAAAGCAGTGGATGCCACAGAAACTTTTCGTGAAATGACAGGTGCAATATTTAACTTGGATGAAGTAGAACAACCTTTACGTCGTGAACATTTTACACGAGAAGGTTATGATGTAGAATACGAACCACCGGAGGATGATTTGGGTTTCGTTAACGGCGATGAAGTGGGGGAAACTATCACTGAGCCGAGACAAATAGGATACTTTGACACTAGAGAATTTGCTTCTCCAGATACAGGGGAGGTAAAGGTTTCTACAGATTTGATAACTAGACTTAACCAGCTCAGGGAGGATCTTGGAGTTCCTATCCACGTAACTTCAGGGTACAGAACTCCAGAGTATAACGAACAAATAGGAGGAGCAGATCAATCCAGACACATTACCGGAGAGGCAGCAGATATAGTAGCTGAAGGTATAAGCCCAGAAGAATTAGCAGACGCAGCCGAGGAATACTTTCCAGGCATAGGAATCTATGAAGATGGACACGTACACGTTGATGTGGGCCCTGAAAGAGAATGGAGGGGTTAAGTAATGGCTATGGATTTAGTCAGGAGAGCTTTAGGAATAAGAGATATACCACAAGAAGATGAACTGGACACAGTTTTGCGACAGGTAGGAGCTGTGGACGAACCCGAAAGAAGGGCAGGTGGTTTGATACCCGATACGGGTATTGCTGACAGACCTATGCCCGGTACGGGTATGCCTAGCCAACAGAAAATGTTCCCACAAAAGCAACCAGAGTACAGACAATTTCAATCAGGTTCTGGAAGCCTAGTGCCCGATGTTAGCCCCTCAGAGGGACTTATGCAGAGAGGTATGGGTTCTATAAGACCGGTCGATCAGGCAGAAACTCCACCTAAAGCTGGAGAAAGGTTAGACGATGTAGGATTGGCTGGATACTTTCGAGAAGGACTTGTAGAACCCGCTGCCAAAGGATTAGAAAGGATAGGACTATATGAAAGCGATCCTGCACCCGAACCAGAAACCTGGGGCGAACAGTTGGCTTTTGGAGCCGGAAACCTTGCAGGGTGGATTGTTCCTGGTGCAATTGTGGGAGGTCTAGTTGGAGCCACAGGAGGTGCGGCTGCTGCACCGCTTGCAAAAATGGGGATAGGTGCCGGAGCACTTGCAGGTGCAAAAGCAGGGACTAAAGGTTTTGCCGGTAAAAGTATGGCAGGTAAAATGGCTCATGCCGGTGTAACCAGTTCTGCTTTAGGTGCTTATTCAGGATGGGCTGATGGTAAAGATTCTGAAGGCATTTTAAGAGAAGCATTGATAGCAGGTGGTGTGGGTTCAGTTTTACCTCCAGCTTTTGAAGGTATCGGCAGAGCTTTCAGGTCGATACCTGTCCAAGATGCAATCCAAAACATGGGTGACATTGCAAGAAGGGCACGGGGCGGTATGCCCAAACCCACAGGTCGTCAAACTCAAATGGCAATGCGTGATTTGTCCGAGCAGAAAATTGGCGAGCTTTATAACCAGATTATTCCCAGGATTGAACGCTATAAAAACCAAACGCTCCCCAGTTTTATCGCTTCGGACGATGCTGGTATGCGGTTAGTTGAAAGAGGCGTACGTATTCAAGATTTGCCTCAAAGGGAAAAACTTCGGCTGGCTGCAGATATGATAGATAGGGACGTACAAGTTGAATCAGCATTTAAGCCTTTCTTTAGGTATTGGAACAAGCTACAAGGAAAATTTTCACTCGACAGCATGGGATCAGCAAAACACGCTGATTATCACAACCAAATAAGACGGCTCGGAGAGGAACCCGGTGTAAAAGGAGTAACCAGAGAGCTCAAAAATAAGGACGTAGGATATTTTAGAAATTGGAAAGATGAGAACTTTGACAATTTAACGCTTGCAGAACAGATAAATAAAGTTGATGAAGGGTTTAAAACTTTAAAGCAAAGGCAGCAGGCTCTATTAGAAAGAGCCGGTATAGACGAACCAGCTTATTTAACCGGACGACCGCTTCAAAGATACACAAAACTACAGCGTGATATAGATAATCTAGACGAAGTTAGGATGACTATGTTGAAACCTAGTGCGGAAGATGCACTCGGACGGGCTAGATCGGGAGAAGTTGCAAGTGCTATCTTTACCGAGCAGTGGCAGAATGAAATGCGTCAGGTCCGAGGTCAAATATACGGTACTATCGAAGATTTGCACCCTAACTTGAAAGGAATATTAGGAAAATACGGTGCCAGGAGTAGAGAGCAGCTACAGAGATATTCCAGAAGAGGGCTACAGGAATTTGATTCGGAGTTTGCCAGGTTAGAACGTATGGGTGTAAAACCTAGAGACTATCATTACACAATGCACCCCGACAATATTACATTCGACGAAGCTATGCAGATGCGTGAAGATTTACTGGCACTTCCCGATGTAAAAATGGGTACCAGCTTGGACGATGAGCTTGTAGCTAGGGATCATTTAGGGATTATAGAACGGATAATAGGACTGCCGAGAAAAATAGTTGGAGAACCTGTGGCGAGAGAATTTAGGGTAGCACAGGCAGGACAGCGTAAAACTTTAGACTATTACCAAGGTCACCTATACGAAGCCTTCAAGAAGGCAGGGCTTTTGGGGCCAGGAAAAAGAGCTCAAAAGACGGAGGCGAGAAGAGCCATTCGGAACAATTTGAGAGGTATGCGTGGATACAGTGATGAAGAACTTGCTTCCAGGTACGGTGAAAAGGTGAGAGATGCCGCACGGATTTCCAGAAATCTGCTGGATGAAGCCAAAGTAGATTTTGATATACCAGAAGAACTGTGGCTGGAAAACTATTTTCCCAGAATACTGGCACAGCCAGAGAGAATAGACCAACCAGAAACAGCGTTTAGGAAAGCTATGGGAGTATCCACAGATCGAAACGTAGAACTGCCTCCAAAATACGAATGGTTTGCAGAGCAGATGCGGACAGGCTATTTGCACCCGCAGGAAGATGACGCTTTTAAGGTTTTAGCAGATTACTTTAGAGGTGGTGCCAAGAAAAAGCACGTCTATCCAATGTTGGAGAAAGTAAATCCATTGATGAGATCAGACCAAGTAGGAGAAGGAGTATATAATTATTACGAAAATGTATTGAAAAGAAAACTTTTAGGACAGCCGCACGAAATAGAAAGATCTGTGGACGCTACTATCCACAGTTTAGCCAAGACACTTTTTGGTGCAGATAGACAGCAAAGATATACCAAAGAAATATCCAGCTTTTTGACAGAACTATTTTATGCCAGTGGTATTGGGTTTAACCCGTTCACTGCTCTGAAGAACTTAACACAGCAGATACTCCCGATAGCTAACTTTGAAAACCCGCTTACAGGCGTTCAAAGATGGGCAGAAGCCAAGAGAGCTATGATGACCCCGACTGGTAAGATGACAGCAAAAATGTCACCACAGCTTACATCTAGGCAACCCGCACAGGGGTTAGATGCACAGCGTACTGTACTTTCGAGTAAACTGCCCGGTCCAGTAGGACAGGCATACGAAAAGGCACACAGGGGAGCTTTCTCAATGTTCTCCAAAGCGGATAGAAACAACGTAATGACTTCCCACATGATGAAATACATCGATTCGATAGAACGTGGTGCTTCTATCCAGCAGGCGTTTGAAGAGGCTTACTCTTTCTCTATGGCAACACAGTATATGTACGGAATTGATTCTCCTGGATTATTCCAAAACCCTGTGGGAAGAATTTTAGGCGTATTTCAAAGTTGGCCGATAAACTTTGCCAATTTGCTAAAAGAACAGGGCAGCAGTAAATCAGCATGGCGTGCTATACAAACTGTAGTAGGTATGGCTTATGGTTCAGAAATTATGTCCAAGTCAGGTATAGACTTTAGCTCGATTCACCCTGTGGAAACAGCGAAAGGTTATCTCCCAGTATCTTTTGCAATGGGAGAAGGAAGGAGACCGATAGTTGAAGATTTTGCTCAATCAGTAGGAGACGGTATTAGTGAACTATGGGCTGGAAAACCTGGAGCTAGAGAAGTAGCTTTTGACCACTTTATGGACGCTGCTAATAATATTAGACCATTTATGGCTGCCAGAGAAAGAGCTATGGACAACCTAGAAGCAATTTTAAATGATTACAGGCACTACGACGATAGGGGAAGGCTTCAGTCTAAAATGGCGAGAGAAGGTCCTATTTACAGAGCTACCGGTGTTCCAGGAGAAGCTGTAAGAGGTTTTATCGGACCGACTACGGAGAGCAGAAAACGGTGGGAAGATTTGAATGAGATTCGGGAGCACGAAGATGCTTACCGAAGAATGAGACGTATGGCTGTGGACGCTTACATGGACGAAGATTACGAACGGTTTGTCGAACTTCAGAGCAAACTGCTCGGTATGTTTGGACAGGCGATAGAACCACACGATATAGAGCAGGAAGTTGAGTTTAGGCAACAGGATGCTAGGGAGAGAAGAGCTCAAAGTATTCCAGAATCTTTCAGGGTTCCACTTTTACAAAGAATACAGCCGAACAACAGTTGGGAATACAACACAACATTTTCCAGAATTCACCATACAATGGAGTGATTCCCTCCTTTTACCCATAAAATATTGGAGCCGGGATTAATTTCCCGGCTCTTTTTTGGCTTTTGTCCCACAGAAGCTCAAAATTGCCCCTAGAATCTTTCTAAACTTGTAAGCGACCATAACCATTCTTTCCTATTTTAGAAAGCACTGTGGCTTAATTTTGTGCAGGGTTTACTGTGCTACACGTTCTTTTATATCAGGTGTCCATATTTCACCCTCTTCCCAATGTTGACCCACCTTAATTTCTGTTTCAAATTCGAAGTTACTTTTAAAAGGTGGTGATTCCATTACATCTTTTACCAATTGGCATACCTCTTCTACATATTCATCTGGACATTCAATAATAATAGAGTCGTGTACGGTTAATACAATTTTAACTTTCTCTCTGTAGTATTGCTTAAAAATATTGTGCAGTTTAACTGTGCTCCACAAAGTTAGATCGCTGGCACTAGATTGAATTGGCATATTTACAGCTTCCCTTTCAATGCCGTGGATATTGCCTTTGTGTATAAACGGGAATCTACGCCTGCGTCCAAATATGCTTTCTACGTATTTTTTCTCTCGGACCTGCTGTTTGATTGCCTCGATCCATTTCATTACTGAAGGCATTAACTTTTTATAGTTTTTGACAAACTCTTTAGCATCTTTTTGTGACAATCCTGTAGAATCTGCCAGTTTTTCTTCGGTCATCAAGTATAATAGTCCAAAAGAGACTGCTTTCGCAGCTCCTCTTATATCTTTTGTCACTTCGTCCACAGGGGTATTAAACGCCTCACTCGCCATTTTTGTATGAAAATCTACTCCAGAATTTACGAGCTCTGCTAGTTTTTTATCCTGTGCTATGTGTCCTGCCATCCTGATCTCGATTTGTTCGTAATCTGCTTGGATTAGTTTAGAACCTTCTGGAGCTCCAAAGATAGATTTGATACCGTACGCTTTAGGCATTTGATGTAGTGCGGGAGACGTGGTAGATAACCTGCCTGTTTCTGTTCTGTCCAAGTGAAAGTTTGCCCTCACCCTGCCGTCATCTTCTATATGTTGCCCGAGACTTTTTAAGTACCTGCTGTAATAAGTGTAGGCATCTTTGTAATCGTGGAGTGCTCTAACAAACTTGTTTTCTGGGTACATTTGCATAAGTGCTTCTCTTGTTTCTTGATCTGCCGATCTTGATTTTCTGCCGTATATGTTGGGCTCTTTCAGTTTCAAGGTATCCCATAGGTATTCCTGTACCTGCTTGTGCGAGTTAGGGTTAAAATTTTCGTCTCCTACAATGTCTCTAATTTCATTCCTGTACTCATTCACGTTCCAAAAAACTTCTTCTATCTTGTTTGTCAATCTTTCCTGGTTTACATACATACCGTACCGCATCACGTCACGAAAAACAGAAGCTGCTGGAATAACCAAGTTCTGGTAGCACTTTTGGACTCGATCGTTTTTAGGTTTTTCTAATTCTTCTTGAAAACAGTGCTTTAACCGCAGTCCTATGTCAGCATCTATACCTACATACTCCAGTATCTCCTGTTCTGGCACAACGTGCATAAACTGGTTTTTGGTCGTGTTGTACTTTTGAAGCATCTCAGATTCGTAGTTTGGTGCTTCTAAATACAGTTCTCCCAGAGATTCCAAGTTCCTTTTCTGTGGACGTTCGTCCAACCCGTGGTGCATAAGCATGGGATCTTCGTCCAGCCCGGGTTCTAGTCCTTCCAGTATGTTAATATTGGAGTCGAACGACGCATTAAATGCAATCGTACGTTTTTCACGCATTAATTTATTAAACTGTTCTCGGAGTTCGCTATCCATAAGAGATTTGTGGAAAGCAATGGATTTCCCCGGTTCCCAAGCCATTCCTAGATAAACTCCTTCTGCACTTGCATAACCCACGCCAAAAGTTTCCCAATCGTAAGAAATTTCTGTGGCGTTTTGCTCCAAGAAGTCAAACGATTTTTTCAATTCTTCTCTGTCATGGATGTGGTGAACTTTAGTTCCATTGTATTTGTGTTTTGAATGTTCACCGTATATTAACCGTCTTGCCCTGTGGAATATATGTGTGACTGTTAAAAATTTATCTTCTCCTTTAGGGTACAATACTGCTGCCGGGTGGTAGCACATAAGGGAATCGTGTCCTGTGACTGTCTGTTTTATTTTTCCGATCTCATCGTTCATTCTAGTGTAGTCATTAATCAACATCCTTCCGCAAACTGCTCCAAGAATCAGCACTAAATCAGGATCTACTGTTTCAAGTTCCAGTTTCAACCTGTTTAGGCAACATTTTAACTCACTTGCAGAAGGGTTTCTGTTCCCCTCCGGTCTGCACATAACGGCATTGGTAAAATAGCAGTCGTTATAATCTATACCACAAAAATCTATAATCTGATCCAGAAGTTTGCCCGATTTCCCCACAAAGGGGAGTCCAAGTTCGCCTTCCCAGTATCCAGGAGCCTCTCCTACAATAAAAAGTTTAGCGTTCTTGTTTCCTTTTGGGATGATGTTCTTCTCACTCTGCAAACTGCAGCTACTACAGTATGCTGGCTCGAACAAAGGCTCAATCTTCCTGCTCTCAATAACCATAAAACCACTCCCAAAATTGTTAGTTTTGTTAGTAACTATCCGCAAAGGGAGTATCCACAATTTGCACACTTAACACAACCTTCTTGAAACACAAAATCTTTGCAGTTGCAAATAGGGCAGTAAGAAAATGCTACCACCTTAAATCCAACCCCCTTTCTCCGTATTCGTCGAATAATCTTGTGGTCGTGGTTATGACTGTTTGACCGCCTCTGCCTTTACGCTCTTTGATTATTACGTTTTCACTTTCTAGCTCATCTACTATATCACGCAGGCTCCGATCAGCCACATTTAGAGCCTGCTTTATTTGCTTGTGCGTAATTGAGCTTCCAGGCGTGTGGTTCATAAGGTATCGGATGACCTTCCCCTTGTTAGAGTTTTTATCGTATCCTTCTGCTTTAGCTAGATCATCTCGTACTTCAAACTCGTACCGGTCGTCCAGTTCTAAAAATTCAACCGATATTTTTTCGCTCACCAGTGCGTCTTTAATATCTCTTTGAATCATAGCTATATTGCTATCACGCTGTTTCTCCACAAACAGCGAATTTTCGCTCCACGCATAGAGAGCCATGCTCCCGTACAATCTCTGTGTATAATCTCCCTGCTGCGAGTCTTTATTGAAATGGTGTACCACACATATACTGCAGCCATAAACATTTCTCCAGTATTTTAGCTGGTTCAGAACCCTGGTGATTTCTCCAGATTTGTATTCATCGTAACCTGGAGTCATCATAAACAGTGGATCAAATATAACCATCTGTGGTCTGTAATCTTCGATCGCTTCTTCTACAGCCTGTATTTTCTCTTGGTCCTCAAACAAAAATCCTTGCCCCACAGCTGTGTAAAAAGGGATGCTCAACCCGCCATATTCTACCACCAGTTTGTTCGGCATGAACTCTGTTTTCATCGTGGTAATCCCTTTCTGATCCGCCATGATTCTAACCCTGTGGGCAAGCCGCCACTTGGGATCCTCTTCCTGTATCATCAATACAGATCCGGGCTTGTTCACCGGAAACTTTCCCAAAAAAGGTTTGCCACTGGCGATAGAGAGTGCAAGATCGAGCGAAAGCACAGTTTTATAAGATTTACCAACGCCTGCAAGCCACCCCACATTTTTGTCCATCCAAATTTCGTCCACAAGCCATTCTGGTTTTTCCTGGTACAATATCAAATCACCGATATTGCTCCAATTCATGCCGTCCTTAAATTCTTCCGGTGCCCCATACCTGTACGCTTTGGAAACATCATTCCACAAATCCTTATCTGATCTGTTATCCCTTGCGTACTTGTTCCACGGTGAGTTTTTCACCAGTTGAAATGTTGCTTCAAGCGGCAGTCCAGCTTCTCTTAAAAGCCTTTCCAACCGCCACAGTTGTGCACTCCAATCGTCGCCTTCTTTTGGTTCAGTCTCTATAATTTTCCATGCGATTGGGGGTATATCTTTACCGTACTGTAGGAATATCTGTTCTAGTGGGGGGAGTGATTCCGGCATTTCTGTTTTGTCGGATCCTTTATATTCTTCGATCAGGTCTTTCATATCATCTTCGGTAGGCTCTAAATCCTCAATCACGTATTCAGGACCGTTCTTTGTTTTTAATTTCCCTTCCTGTGGTGGACTGTACTTGTGGTTTAGAGATTCGGGCAATCGCAAGAACTTTCCCAAGTGCCATCCACCGGAATCCGAATTGGTTTTGTAAGTAAGATATTGATTGAGTCTTTCTACCCTTTTGGGATCTTCTAACTGTTTTATTTTCCAAATTGCCTGGTATTTTCCTTTAGAAGTTTCCCACAAGAATGTAGGTTTTGGCTCTTGTATATCCTGAAGTTTTCCTTTATCCTTATCTACCCACAGAACATTCAGATGTTTAACTGCATCTTTTTGCCTTCTAGCTTCTGTAAACAGGTGCGGGCAAAAGTAAATATCTGCCCACTTGTTTGCTTCTTCCAGGTGATCCAGAAGTGCTCCCATGTGGTCCGGATAAGGAAATGGTGTTTGTTTAAAATACCCGCTGGACATCCTGTAAGCTATAAACGCAAATCCTTCTCCTTGATCTCCCCATATTTTGTGCAGAATGTTTTCCCACAAATCACGCATATCTATCCTCCCCTCTTGAAATAAATAAACAGGAGCTAGGCTGGATACCTAGCTCCCTATTTAGTTTTCTATTTTCCAGCTAGTAAGGCATCCCGTCTTTTGGAGGTGTGGTTCTCCAGGGAGTCTGTGCTTGTCCAGATGCGTTCCCGTCTCCAGGTGCAGTGTTTTGGTTAGGTGGCTGTCCACCCAGTGGAGATGCCTGCTCTTTATCTATCTCCGGCTTGAAGTTCTCCCTGTATGCTTCCACACGCCGCACATCGTTTCTCTTGTTTCCTTCGTTATCAGTTCTGTGACCTACCTGTGCGATTGCTTTCCTGCCGATAATGGATCGCTTTTCTCCAGCTACTTTAGCACCGGTCAGTTCTGTTCTACCGTTCTCGTCTTGGTCGCCAAAAGTAAACTCCCATTTCAAACCGTCCTGCGAAATTTCTTCTCTTGTAATTATCCCTAAATTGCTGAACAGTGCCAATAGAAATCTCTTGTTATCTTCTTCCCCGGTTACTACCTGAAAATCTACCAGTTCTTCGCCTTTAAACTTGCCGTCGATTATTTTGTAGTTAATCATAATAACTACGTTTCCTGTGTCCTCTTTTTCGTATGCACGCCATCTTGTCGTTTCTACAGGGTATCTGCCCTTATCTACCAGTGCTCCACCGGCTGGCTGTACCCCTGTAAAGTCAATACTCCCTAGCTTTTCTTTAAGTGACATAGAAACATTCCTCCTTAATTTTGATTATATAATTCTTCCAGCTTACCTGCCACGCCCATTTTTGGGAAGATACCAAACCTGTCTTTGGCCTGAATGTACGATACTTCATCAGCTATTACGCCACGGTCATCAGTTTCGTTCCCCTTGTTATCTTTTCCAAGCGGCCAGATGTAAGTCACAATAGAGAACAGTTTTACTATTTGATTGTTTACAGTATCAGAACCTACATTCGGCCTCACCAAAAACTCTGCCTCGTCGTCCTCTTTTAGTCTTTCGTCCAGTGCGGTGCTGATAAAGTGTACTCTTGCTTCTTTATCGTGTAGCTGTGTAAGATTTACAAACCTCCGGATTGTGTTGAACAGTAAATTGTTTACCTTTTTGTATCCATGTATAGGCATTAAATCGGGGTCTTTTGTTCCTTCTTCGTTGTGCAGGTACCATCCCATTTCTCTCGTTAACATATTGTAGAACCAATCCCACCCATCTAATGCTACGGTGGAAATTTCTTTTCCTGCTCCTGCTTCTAGTGCTGCCAGTGCTTGCAAGACTTGGTTCACATTCTGTGCTACAAATCCTGGCGTTTGGTAGGGAAATGTCATGTGTCCCCTAGGGTCTATCGAGATTAAGTAAATGGGCTGTGGTGCTGTGCTTATCCAGTAAGTTTTACCGGCACCGCTTCGGCCAAAAATCAAATGATCCTTGTGGGTAACTTCTTCCCCACCTCTTCCCAAATTCTCCATAAACGGAAGTTCTGGCACTTGTCTAGCCTGCTCTTCTGCCATGATTTATCCCTCCTTTTCCCATTTTTCCCATAAGGGTTCTTGACCTGCCAGTTCGTCCTGCAGTGTTTCGTAAATTGATTTCTGTTTGACTCTATAGTTCGTTTTCACTTGGTATTCTGTATCTTCTCCCCTGATAACTGACTCGCATAGATCTCTGTAACTACATCCCCAAGCACAGCGTCCGAATATTTGTGGATTGTAAGGAACCCTCTCCACAGGTTTTGACTTAATTTGTTCTATCCTTGGAGTGTCCTCGTTCAATATTAGATTGTGCAGTATTTGAAGTTCCGTCATTGTTCTTTTTATCCTGTGCCGACCATATATTTTTTTCTTAACTCTATCCCCGGGTTTTTGTTTTCTTATCAAGTTATACAAATCTCCCATAACATTTTGAGCTCCGCCCATAGCATTGTGGAAATATATAGAAAGCAGCATTATCTGTATCGTCGTTTGCAGGTCCAGCACCAAGTTTTCTGGGTTTTCCACATCCGATGATTTGCTCATAGTCTTGTGTTCAATACCCCACACGCCGCCGTAGCTGTCTCTTGCTATCGCATCCAGTTTCCCTGCCAGATAAACTGTATTGTCTGCGTACTCTCCGATAGGTACGAGAAACCGGTATTCTGTTTCAATTATTTGCAACTCGCTGTCCGGCGGGTCCAATTCTTCTGCCTTTTCTGGGTACAAATCCAGCAGTCCTTCGCCCAAGTCTATGTCCTCTTGAATGTTATCTTTCTCTGCTTCGTAAATTTCAGGACCCAAGTTCTCCATCAGTTTTTCCAGTTCCTTGTCTGTTTCCCTAATGAATACACCTTTTGCTTGTTCGATTTCATAAGTTTTGTAATACTGTTCAAGTGCTTCGTGAAGGCAGGCACCAAACCGGAGTTTTCTATCTTTTCTCAACGGTTCAAGCCGCATGACGTTCTGAAAGTACCAGTTTCGTGGACACTCTCGGAATTTAGGCAGTTCGCTCGCCCGCAAAATAATTGTATTCGATGGTTCGACATGATTGTTAAAGCTGTCAAATTCCATAGTGATTCCCCCCTTCTTCTTAACTTCTTCGTGAAAGCATATTTCTAATTGCTTCCACCCTGCCCATGCTTTCATTCGTTATCTTTTCCTTTTTCAGCTCACTGTTCTTAATGTCAACGTCGATTGTGTTCGGGTGCAAAAGTCTTATGATTGTGGGCGACGTTTTTATATTACCACGGTGAATCCTATCCTCTGCTTGTTTGTTTGTTGCCCGCACCCAGTCAATGTCTGTAAATATAGAGTATTTAGATTTCTGCAGGTTCAGCCCTTCTCCCATTGCTGCAATCGTGCCTATTATTACCTGCACTTTATCGTCGTTAAATTCCTGCTCGTATTGTTTTCTGTGTTGGCTTGTAACCCCTCCAGTTATTGACCTGTACGTAACCCCCATTTCTTCCATCCTCGATTCGATAAACGGCACGAAAGATTTGTACCATGTGAATACGAGCAGTTGATCGTTTATGTCGTTTATCAATTCTTCTATTATGTCGAGCTTCCCCGATTTACCCTTGGCACTTACAATGTGTGGATGAAGTGCTATCTGCCGGAGCCTCGTTATCTGCGAGATAGTATTCGGAGCTGTGAGTATGTCCTCTATTTCTGTACCGTCCTGCATTTTTTTCGTGATTTCAGCAATAAATTCTTTCTCCATTTTGTAGTAGGTTTGCTTCTGGTCGCCCTTTAGCGGCACGTTTATTTCTTCAAATATTTTCTCCGGAAGATCCGGTATGACTTCGTGTTTTGTCTTTCGGTGCATATAGCAGGACAGTGTTCTATTAAATATTTCTTTATCTCTGAGCCCCAATATTTCAATACCGCCGTGAAATGCTTCGAGTGCTTCGGTGTAAAGATGCACAAAATCCCAGTAAGCTCCGAATCTTTCTGGATCGCAGGCGTGTAGCAACGTCCAAATATCTGTATAGCAGGTCCTGATTGGAGTTCCTGTTAGAAACCACAGGAAATCCGTGTTTTTGGCTATCTTGAACATTTCCTGGGTTCTCTTTGCCTTTCGATTTTTAAGCCTGTGAGCTTCGTCGAATATAATCACATCGTACGGAAAGTTTTGTAAAATCTTGCTGTGGAGCCGCATTTGATCGTAATTCATAATGACCGGGCCGTTTTGTCTGTGGAGTACGGACGGTAGTTTTTCTGCTCTTTTTGTCGTGTTCCCTGAAATCATGTTGTACTGTATATCACTGCCTTTGCTTATCCTGTGGCTTTCTAGTATTGTGATTTGTTTTGGGTCAAAATTTCCCCACTTTTTGAAATGTTCTCCCCAGGTCCACTTTAGGTGATCCGGGCAAACTACTAAAATTTTGCCCAGGTTTTCTGTTTTGATCGCAGAAATTGTTATGACGGTTTTTCCGAGTCCCATTTCGTGTCCAAGTATGCACCGTTTCGCTTCCAAAAGAAACCGAACTGACCCGTTCTGAAAGCTCCACAAGTGCTCGTCTATCTGCCTGTAATCTTCGGCAGCGTCCATTGTTCTATCTTGTACAGATTTTATTCCTTTTAGCCAATCATTTACTTCTTGGGTTAATTTGAGATTCGGAATTTTTCTCCGAATCTCACGAATTACGTTCGGGTCCGGCTGGAACGTCCACATTCTTTTCTTTTTGTCCCACTTGCCTCCAATTCTCTTCGCTGCCCCGTTTACACTCGGCGGGATTGACAATCCCAGTTTAAGTTTCTTCTTCTTCAGCAGGTGAAGTCTCGGATGTTGCATTGTTATCCCCTCCAGCAGTAGTGCTGACTGCAATTAGGTACGCATCTTTTGCGTGCTTTCCTTCGATAGACTTTGGAGCAGGTTCTTGTCCTCGTTTCCTAGATTCCGGTGTGATAATCTGGTAGTCAATACTTGCCTTTTCACATCCCTGAACGCACCGGTCGAACGCTCTTATCTGGTTAAACTTGTCCCTTGATAAATGCCCTGACTTCACCACATCCTCTATAACTGCCTCTTCTGCGTTGTATGTTTTTATCATAGCCTCGACTGTATCTGCAGTTAACTGCGTCAATGGTAACTCTGTACTGTGGTAAGGCTGCTTGAACGTGCTGTCTGTGGTGCTTACCTTAACAAAACAAGCTCCGGTGGTCTTGCCTGGATCCAACCCTAAAACATTTTTTCTCGGCAATATTTATCCCTCCTTTATTAAATCTTTACACATTGGGCAAAGATAAACGTGCCTGTAGCTGAAAACTGCAAAGTTTCCGCATAATCGGCACGCCTTATTTGATTGTTGAATCAAAATACCTTCTGGAGTGTTTTTCATCTGAACAATTCCATTGAAGAAATGCAGTTCGGGTGGGATGTAAACTCGCTGCTGGCTTTCTCTAAACTCAATGGTTGCTATCTTTTTCATAATATGTCATCTCTCTGATATAGACGGGCAGATCCACGCCCAGTTTTGCCAGCTCCAATCCTTCCTTTTGGCTCGCCCAGGTCGTAAGCCTCCGCAGAAACTGGTTCAAAGAAATTCCCCTGCTGTCTGCCACTTCGTGCAGTCCTTTCAGGACCTCCGGATCCATCTCAAATGTGACCGCTTTTCCCTGCCTTCTCTTTGGGCTTTTATTCTCTGCCTGTTCCTTCATTTTATCCCCTCCTTTTAGTATATGGTACTTTAAATGCTAGCATATTGTATTATGATTGTAAAGTCCTACTTTAGTCCTAATTTTTAATTTTTCTTGGGATCCTGCCTCTCCAGCATATCCAGTATTATTTCTCTTTCTTCTTTGCTGGTAAATTCTTTTTCTTCCCTGTTTTCTGCTGCTATGATGTGTTTCATTGCGTCATCGTAAGCGATTAGAATAAGCACCATGGTAGCTGCAATTTGTCCAATGTCCATATCCTGCATAAGATCCATAACTTCGTTGCCCTTATTTTTCAGAAATCTTAACTCATCTTCGCCTATGTTTGACATTTTAATTTCTGCAATCTGTGTAACTATGTTCTCCGTGCTCATTCTTCCACCTCCTCTTCTTCCTCTTCATCTTCAAGTTCAAGCTCTTCTTCCTCTTCGTCATAAAAAGGATCATAGCCACAGTGTGGACAAGCATGAAGTCCTACCTCGTCAGCAAGGACCCGTGTGGTCCTATTACACTGTGGGCATCTTTGGGCAGATGCTCTAAATTCCATTTTTATCCCTCCTTTTAATCTGGTTTTATGATTATAACTTCTTTCTCTCGGACTCCAAAACCGAAAGCTCGGCTCGTTGTTTCTGTAGTCAGGTCCAAGTCTTTATTGCCTATAGCACCGCCTCGATCTTGTACTTCGTAGGTACCTTTTCCTGG